GTCTGAAACCGAAATTAAAGAAGAAGAAGTCTTAGCAGAAGCGCCTAATGTAGTTACTAAGGACGCAGAAAAAGCTGAGCCTACTCACCTTGAAAATGACGCTGAAGATTTGGGACCAGCAGTAGTTAAACCTACTGATAGTAACCCGGACGCAACGAAAAAGGTATCAAAAGTATCTGACCAAAATAACAAAGATGCTAATGATGGTTCTTTACCGAACGACAACAAGCCGACTACCGCTTCTGAAGAAGTAGAAATTGACTTGTCTGATGATGTTGCTGCATTAGTTTCATCTGACGCTGATTTATCTGAAGAATTTAAAGATAAAGCTGCGACTATATTTGAAACTGCTGTAAAGACTAGAATCAAAGAACACAAAGAAATCTTAGAAGTACAGTTTGAAGAAAAACTTGCATCTGAAACTGAAACAGTAAAAGAAGCTATGGTCGAGAAAGTCGATTCATATCTTAACTATGTTGTTGAAGAATGGATGAAAGAAAATGAATTAGCAGTTGAAAGAGGTATTCGTACTGAAATCGCTGAAGATTTCATCACTGGACTTAAAGGACTTTTCAAAGAACATTATATTGATGTTCCTGAAGAAAAATATAATGTACTAGACGATTTAACAGGTCAAGTCAAAGATTTAGAAAGCAAACTAAACGAACAGATTGAGAAAAATGTCAATCTTTCTAAAGATGTTTCTGAGTCTAAAAGAGAAAGCTTAGTTGTTTCTGTATCTGAAGATTTAGCAGACACAGAGAAAGAGAAGTTTGCTTCTATGGCTGAAAATGTTGAGTACGATAGTGCTGAGAAGTTCCAAGAGAAATTAGAAACTATTAAAGAATCTTATTTCCCTAAAACGAAAATAGAAGAAGCGACATCTAATGATGAAGTTGATTCTGTGGCGGCGAATTTACCTGTTGATACTGGTACATCCGATGCTATGGCTGCATATACGGCCGCTATTTCAAAAGACCTTACTTCGTTTAAGTAAGGGTGATTAACAATTAATAAATAACAAGGAGAGATAAATGTATCTTACTGAAAATTTACAAGAAAAATGGCAGCCAGTATTAGAGCATCCAGATTTACCAAAAATCGGTGATAGCTATAAGCGTGCTGTTACTACTGTTATTCTTGAGAACCAAGAAAGAGCAGTAAGAGAGGACAGAGGCTTCATGTCTGAAGCTGCTCCTGTCAACTCAATGGGCGCATCAAGTTCAACTGCATCTGACGGTGCTATTGACACTTGGGATCCTGTTTTAATTTCACTAGTTCGCCGTGCAATGCCTAACCTAATTGCGTATGATATTTGTGGTGTTCAACCAATGACTGGTCCTACTGGACTTATCTTTGCAATGAAATCACGTTTTTCTACACAAAGTGGTACTGAAGCATTATTTAATGAAGCTGATTCAGACTTTTCTGCTGAAGATGCTGCATCAAACACAGGTTCACCTGATTCACATTCAGGTTCTAACCCTGCGACATTAAACGACAGTCCTGCTGCTGGTACTTATACTACTGGTTCTGGTATGTCAACTGCTCAAGCAGAAACACTAGGTGACGGAACTGATGAGTTTGCTGAAATGGCGTTCTCAATCGACAAAGTTACTGTAACTGCAAAATCAAGAGCTTTGAAAGCAGAGTATACAATGGAACTTGCACAAGACCTTAAAGCAATTCACGGCTTAGACGCTGAAACTGAACTTGCAAACATCTTGTCAAGTGAAATTCTTGCTGAAATCAACCGTGAAGTAGTTAGAACTATCTACACTACTGCAAAGGCTGGTGCTCAAGTTAATACTACTACTGCTGGTATCTTCGATTTAGACACCGACTCAAATGGTCGTTGGTCTGTTGAGAAGTTCAAAGGTCTACTTTACCAATTAGAGAGAGATGCCAATGCGATTGGTCAACAAACTCGTAGAGGTAAAGGTAATATAATCATCTGTTCTGCTGACGTAGCTTCTGCTCTTCAAATGGCTGGTGTATTAGATTACGCTCCTGCACTTAACACTAACTTAAATGTTGATGATACTGGTAATACTTTCGCTGGTGTTCTTAACGGAAAGTTCAAAGTATATGTTGACCCATATAGTGCGAATGTTAGTGCAAGTCAATTCTATGTTGCTGGTTATAAAGGTACTTCACCTTATGACTCAGGTCTTTTCTATTGCCCATATGTTCCATTACAAATGGTTCGTGCAGTTGGTCAAGATTCATTCCAACCTAAAATTGGTTTCAAGACTCGTTACGGCATGGTTCAAAACCCATTTGCTACAACTAACGGTCTTGGTGCATTAGATGTTGCTGGCGCAGTTGCTGCTGGCATACTGCGGTCCAATTTCATCGAGGGCGAGGTCAATATAGGACCCAATTCTGGGTTTTCTTGGTTTCAGGTGGGGCTTGTTGAGAT